CCATCCAGATTGGTATTACCTGTGAAGAAATTCTTGTTATGTACCTTAGTCTCTTGGTATTGGATAGGGGGAAAGTCTTTCATGTCTTCACGGATAATTTTACGCAGACGACGTGATTGCTTACCATTCATTTTGATTCTCCGAAATATTTTCTCAAGGAAATCCAGCTAGAACTCATTACATAACTCTGTTATGCAACTTACATAACTACCTATGGTCTGCCCAATGTGGAGTTAATACCCTACCTACACACTCATACACATACGTATACCCATCAGTCTCTTGATGCACAATAGGCTTACGCCCAAAATTATGTACTTCTAGCGCTGATTCAAGGACTTGCACTTGTTCACGTAAGCGTCTCACTTCAGAGCAGGAACCCTTTAGGGTACGCCAATAGAGACGCATGAAGTTCAACATATAGAGAAACATGTATGCGTTTCCTTAAAAAATGGGTATATACCTATACAGGTATTGTTAGTATATGTATAATACATATAGCGTAAGATATAGTTACAACGTAAGTTGTAGTAGTATTATCCATACTAGCATATACTAGTAATATACTAGACGATGGTTACTTGCCATAGTCCAAAGTCAGTACGTTTAACCTTATACTTCCAGTCAGGTTTGTTAGCGTGCATGAGTTGGATACGCTGGCATATACCATTGAAGGTGAGAGAGAACAGGATAGTTCCCGGTCTTATCTTGTACATTATGACACTCTCCTAAGAAATACAGGTGGAGTATACTTACCCTTACACCCCATCTTCATTGTCTTCATGTCAGTATATCCAGCCTCAAGGAAGTCAGGTTCCATAGCCTCAAAGGCTGGCTTGGTTACGTATGGTAGGACATAGATAACAGCTTTCATGTAAGCTCCCTATGCCTAATCTCATACCCAAATTTGTTGACATTTTTATATATCTTTATAAGTTCCTTGGAATAAACACCTCTCTCAAAACTGTCAACCTCGGTGTCTCCGTTATAACCTATCTTTAATGGAATCCAAGGGCCTATTGAACGATATTCGACTAAGTACCTAATCATCAGTCTAACCAACTCCCTCTCTCATCTACATATGCAACAATATCACGCATACGGACAAGAGAACCAGTGTCTAGTTTGAGGATGAGTTCAGAGTAATCGTCAGGTGATAGGTAGAACTTCTTGTCAAACAGTTTCTTTACCTTGGCACCAAATGGCATTGGCTTATGAGCGTAAGTGTTCATGACTCCAATCTCCTGAGGGGATATGAGACTCGTCTCTCACCCTACCTTGATAGATATATACATGGCATGGCAGCTTACCTTGCATACCATTCATTTCTACTAGGTGTGTTTCCCTACGGTAGAAGTTGGGGTGACCTTCGAGCGTGTCGAGACGTGACATTGTTTCTTCATCCGCCTCATATACCTCACCCTTGACCACACCGCCTCCATTAACAAGAGCAGGAAAACTACCCAAGCTATAAAGGTTCGCATTGTCCACACTCCCACGCCCTACACATTCAGAGCGTTCGAGTATCCGATGGTTATGAAATCCTTTCTTTAGGCTGCCGTATACAAACACTAGGTTCATGTATGTATTGTCCTTACAAAATCTAAACCGTTTATACTACGTTTATGGTACGAAATACCGTCTGTTAACCTTTCTCTCCACCAACTATCGGTTTCATACAATGCCGACTGATGGAATAGCGCATAGTTGTCAGGATGATGAGGATGTTTCACCACAGGGAATCCACCATCATTCTTATATATGAACCATATCATACTTAGTCCTTGTACTTGTCATACATGTAACGTTTGTCCTTACGTGAGAGATAGGAGAGTAGAACTAATACTCCTACACACCCAATAAACCATAACATTACAACTTCTCCCAAGGTGACTTTCCTCTGGCATTACGGTGAAGGTGAAGTACGTTACAGTAGTTTCCTGAATTAGCGTTAAAGAAACGACTAACCAACTTGAATCCACTATCCTTGAGTAGCTTGGCTATTGCAGGTTGACAAATGATTTGACTGTCAGTCAATATAACTTCATACATATGACCACGGTTTCGGCTATCTCGTACGGCCTTGGCGATTAGTTCCTTATCATCATTACTCAGACGATTGAACCCAGCAATATGGGTAACACCGCAACATGCACCACCATGACGATAGTTATTAGCCATGATATTCTCCTAGTTAATCAAGTCAATAACAATTTTATACAAAAAACAGATTCCCCATAGTACGAGGAAGGTTAACAGTCCCGGTAGCCAATCAGTAGAACAGTTGGTTACACATTGGTCTATTGCACCGCTATATTTCTCATACATAGGGCACCTGTTTGTTGTTGGTACCCCGCCCGAGAATCGAACTCGGAAAGCTAAGTTTAGAAGACTCTGCTGTGCATCCAGCACGCGGGGCAATAAAGGTATTATATGAAACAATGCAAAAACATACCCTTGAGTAAGATTCAACTGTATTTGAGTTGAGCTAACGAGGCGGAAAGGTTTAGATAATATAAAGGACAATGCCCCAGAATGTACATTGTCCTACGAATACAGCTAGTAATGGATGGTAGATAATCATATCTCATCCCCAATTAGATTAGCCAACATGAACATACATGTCAGGCTAGTATACTTGTCAATAGAACAAACGAACGGAATACAGTTTGCATGGGTATACATAATACACCCCTTACATGGTTCACACAGACATTGTGAGACGTTCTAAGGCATAGACCTATACCAACGTACAGACCTACGCCTAGAATGCCTTAGATGAGAGCTTATGCAGCTTCTTGCTGTTCTTGCTCATGCATGGCATGTACAGCTTCAATGATTTGTCCCATGCTCATGCCCTCAGCTTCAAGTATGGCGGCAAGAATTTCAGCCGCTGTCATGTCGCCCTTTTCAGGATTGGCGGCAGCTTTGACAGCCTGAGTCACTTTCTTGGCATAGTCTACTGGTTGTGCCTTGATCTCGACATTCTTACTCCAAGTCCAAATAGTATTGTCCTCATCTTCGAGGAATGCAGCAATCTCTTGAGACTTTTTGTCCCATTTGCGTTTCTGTTTCTTGCCGAATACGAGGGGCTCGCGGTTGCCTTCGCCTTTCTCGACGTTGGCCTTCACTTCATCATAGTTGGAAGAGAACGGCAAGAAGTGCTTAAAGTATTGGGCAGCAATGCGCCAGTTTACAGGAGTCAGGACAAAAGAATCATCTTCACTAGTCCCCAGCAAGACATTAACTGGGCGTACGTCCTCGCTTTCGAGCATGTAGGACAGGATGTCACGGGAGAGCAGTCCCAATTCATACTTGGTTACTCGCTCGGATTGTTTGACACGGCTAATGGATTCAATCAGCGCTTCATAGGAAATGGTCATAGTTTAATCTCCAACAATATTTTCTAGGGAAAATTGTGGTAGGGCTCATTACAAAACTGCGTTTGTAACTTACAAAACTACGCTTAGCCTACCTGTAGCAGCGCCCTATTCCATAATGCTAATTGGTTCCGATGGTTCAATCAACGTGGCTTAGGACGCTACCAGCTAGACTCAGGGCTTGTCTAGTAGCGTTACCCTATGGAACGTGAGACAATCCGAGTCTTTGAATCCAGTGACTTAGGATAGAGACAAAAACCGAATTGTCCCCGATAGTCCCAAGGGCCTTGGTTTAACGTCTGGGTTCGCACGGTCGGCATGGTCCCCCAGACTATAGGACTAGCGATGAAGCGCACTAATAAGTGGGCAAGGTTTTCAAACCTTCGCTAATCATGTCACGCAATGTTCACCGTGCCAAGGCTGTAATTGTACCGACTCGCAGTCAATACCTGTAGTCTAGCTTGCGTCTGACTCCCCAGACTGTACGCTTGTACCATTCCAACCAAATCATAGGGTCCGTAATCCATAGTGTATTTGCGTAGCCTAGTACACTAAACACTATCACTTATACCTATTGGTCGGCTTAGCATTGGCGTAGACTCGCCTCTACTTCACCTTGTCACGCTTATTTATCGCATGGGCCTTTTAGTCTTCAAACTCGGAGGCCATCCGTTACTCGTCTTACACTTCCATGGTAGTTTAGGATACCAGCCTTGTCAAACATTATTGCTTAGACTGTAGTCCACCTTGTTGCTTTGGTAGATCGTGACGTTTCCCAACGTGTCTTTCAATCTTACACTTTCTTCACTTTCTTCTCAAGGCCAGTTAGTCAGGGCGCAATGAGCGGATAACTAACAAACACTTTGCAGACTAGAGTTTTAACGTCTTTATCTTTGACTGTCCCGCTTTGTGTTGCCTTGTCTTTCAAGGTAGCTTGCCTTACCTAACTTGTCAAACTGTTTCTTGCTTAGCTTGGCTCATCAGTGAATAGGGAGCTATCCCATCCAGACGCTAACCAGTGTAGGCTAGCGTTTCGCCTTGGTCAATAACCTTTGGTCCTCATCTTCATGTATTCGTTAATGCTTAAGATTCCACCAGCTTCAAGGATGACATGCTGCCAATATTCGCTTGCTTTATCGAATTCGTCTTTTGTTATGATATATCCCTGTTCAGGACCGCGCTTCGACCAGCCCCCAGGTGCGGTAATTTTCATGTCTTTATCCTCGTTGCCGTTGGTGTATATACACTATGGGACATAACAAGGGATAAAGCAAGGATAGAAATGTAACAGCAAGTAACAAGGCAAGGCATGGAATAGCATAAGTAGTAGCGCCTAGAATAGCAGGCTAACCAGTAGAATATATATAATTAGCAAGCTAAGCTAGGGCCTACTATCTATAGCAAGAGCAAGTGCGCCGCAAGGCGTTGATTATACTAAAGAAACATGCCTTTGGCATAGGTTGTGCATGCCTGAACGAATGGTAATGAGTGTAAGGCTGCTAATTATTACCCAAAGAATAAAGACAAGGCTAAAGGTTAGCCTTGTAAGTGTTGCGAAGCAACGTATTAGGAGCCTAACCTTTAGAAAACTATGAATAAATGTCTAGGGGGTGGGCAAGGGGGTGTACCCAGGGGTTCTATTTAGTGCATAGCCCCTTAATATTTTCTAAGCAATATTACTGCTTCCTTAATATTTTCTCACATAAACTACCAAGTAATAGCCCCAGATAGTTCCTACACCACATTGATTAGTATATGTGCAGCTTCGCTGCGTAAGCCCCTATACGTTAGCTTCGCTAACACACGTTTCTAGTATATGTGCCCCTCCGGGGCGTAATTACCTTAACGCATAAGGAAGAACATAGATGAGGGTAAATGATAGTATAAGGAAAGCTTTAGAGGGATATGGAGGTTTCTCTATTAATGAGAGAGTCTATAACTATCTAGGTTCTTTAGGTTATGAAGGAACCATTAGTGATAGGTTGGCTAAGTATACCTATGAGAATAAGAGGGGATGGCAAGCTCTTATAGAGCAATTTGGAAATGGATTCTCTTCTTTAAACTTATTCTCTGAGGGACAACAGGGTGCATGGTATGATCCTAGCGATATGAGTACGTTGTTTCAAGATGCGGCTGGGACAGTCCCTGTCACGGTGTCTGGTGATCCGGTAGGACTGATGCAAGATAAAAGCGGTAATGCTTATCACGCTAGTCAGCAGACTTCAGCTTCTAGACCGGTATATATGTCCGATGGCACAAACCATTGGCTAGTGCTGGATGGGATTGACGATCATCTCAATATTCCCGTCGAACAGTTACTTTTACAGCCTAATTACACACTTCATGCGGTGATAGCGAGGGGCGGCAATGAGTCAGTCGCAAACACTCGGGATCATATATATGCTGAATATTACAGGGAAAGTGGCTCAGAAAACGACGTGATTCATATGGGTTTTACAGAAGATGATGTTTTCAGGTTAGGACAATATTATAACGACCTTGATATTCCGGCGGCACAGATTCCTAATCAAGAACAGCCCAGGGTCTATATTGGGGAACTTTCATCTTCCGGCCACGCTATTTACGTTAACGGCACAATGATGGCGAGTAATACCAATACCCAAGGATTAATCGCGGCGGTAAATATATCTATTGGACGTTACCGTGGTGGTTCTTACTTTGGCGGTAATTTTTATGGCGGCGTTATATTGCCACGTTCGTTGAGCACACAAGAACGTAACGATCTTGAGTCTAAAAGCGCGACATGGGCAGGTATCACTCTATGAGTCTATACAACTCTCGTCAAGCAGCTATATATCAAATGGGTCTCTCTAGAATAGTTACGGAGGAAATATGACAGTAGAACTCAACCCGGTTACGTCTGGTTATTCAACCAATGTAATCAATGATAACTTCCAGAAGGTAGAAGATTGGATTAACTTGAATGCCTTGTGGCGTCAAGGAGTAGAACTAGGTCAAGCTAATCAGATGGAATTGCCTCTGGATATGAATGGCTTTCCAATCTTGAATATAGGGTATGACCTAAACGACCCAGGTTCCCCCTTGACAATAGCTATAGCAGACTCCCGGTATCTAAACCTCTCAGGTGGTATAATGCAGGGGAGTGTAGATATGGGGAACCACCCAGTATTTGTTCGTAACCCTGTTGATAGTAACGAACCAGTCCGTAAAGAAGGATTGGACCAAGAGCGTTCCGACAGGATTGCAAGAGATTCTGCTATCACTCAGGATTTTCAGGCAGGAGACGCTAATCTTCAAGCCCAGCTGACAGGGGAAGTCCCTTTAGAGGCTTCGGCTTTTAGCCCAATAAGTTGGCATGATCAGTTTATCGGTAATAGTGTAACAATCCCTGAAAATAAGAATGCTTGGTCTTTTGGCCCCTCCCTTTCTCTCTCTGAAGGGCAGGCAATAACAATAGAGGAAGGTTCTTACTATACTATAGCAGAAGGATCTTCTACCGACTCCGATATCACCTTTAACGGAACAGGGGCCGATATCTCCACAACCTATTCCCCAACATACGTGTCTATCATTAGCTCCACGGGTAGTGATGCCGATATCTCAGGCGCTACTCCTAGTAACGCTGGTGTCCTTTCTGCGTCAGATAAGAGTAAGTTGGACAGTATTGAGGTAGGTGCTACAGCAGACCAATCGGCTGCTGAGATTAAAACATCCTACGAATCTAATGATAACACTAACGCTTTTACCGACAGTGAGAAGGCAAAGTTAACTACCACCGATGTTTTTGATGAGAACGGGGACTATACCAATCTCCGAGCCAGAGGCACAACCAAAACAGATGTAGGTCTTTCTGGATTTATAGACAGTGGCTCCATAGCTTACACCACTCCCTCTAAAGTTTATTGGTTCTACGCTTACCTCGATAGTAATTATAATAAAGTAACTGACCCAGAGACAATACCATTTGGGACAACTAAGCCAAATAGTCGGGGATTCAATACAAGTACATATGAGTTCACTTGTCCAGTAACAGGGGTTTACTCTTTTACTGCTAGTTTATTTGAGACGGTAGAGGCAGGAGGAACTTCTCTTGAGGTTTGGTTTACTGTTAATGGTGTTAAAGTAGACGGAAATTATACAGCTGCGGGGTGGAGTAGAGCTGGCGAAATATTGATGGTTCAGGCATCTACTACACTTTATCTTAATGCTGGTGACACTGTAACCGTCGTTGATGAGACAGCAAATACAGGTGGCACTATACTAGGGACTCAAAGTTCCACTCTTCCCTCTCGTACATTCTTCACTGGCGTACTTCTTTAAAGGTAATTTTTATGTCAACACTTCGCGTTACCAATCTCCAAGACCTAAATAGTGGCTTATCTGTTGCAGTTACTGAACTTCGGCAGGGTAAAAAGATTGCTGTTTTAGGCGACTCTCTCACAACACATAATAACCTAATGGGTGATGCTTGGCCGAATAAACTAGAAGAGGCTATTTATGGCTCAGGAAAGACTGCTGATATTATAAACCTAGCTGTAAATGCAAATACTGCTTTTAGAATGAATACCCAGAATTATTACGGAACTAAGTCAGTGTTGGAGGTATTAGAAGAATACAAACCTTCCCTTATTATCTCTGCATTAGGTTTTAATGATACAGTCACCAAAGTAGACGCAAGATCCCTCTCTCAAGTCCAAGAGGACTTCTTAACGCTTTATTTAGATATTAAAACGACTCTCCCTGATGTGACTCTAGTCCATGCACACATGGTTCCTTACAACCAAGAAAGGACGGAGGGGGTTTCTTTGTATAACAAGGATACCCTCCCATCTCTTTGGAATAAAAATAGTGGGGATTTACTTGAGGGGTATCACTCTTCTGAACATAAAAATCTAACCCTTTCTTCGGGGACTCAATCCGCTATATCAGATTGGATTTCTTTGCGGAGCTACATCAACAACCTCACTACCGTAGATAGTTTTTTCGATATTAACTATTTTAAAATCGCGCGGTTGGGCCTAACAGGGCCCGACCTTCTTCACCCCAGCTATCTAGGCTCAGTTATTCAATCTGCTTACGTACTGAAGGGTTTAAAACAAAACTCTGTAGACTTTCCTTTCTTCAATGAACTCTCGGAGAAACAGTATCCAGTCTGGGAAGATCCAGATATTCTGTTTGATGATTTGCTTACTTGGGACGTAGTAGAAGAGGATTACGATTTCTCATACAAATATTCACAAAATATTGTACAAATGAGACAATCAGTAGAAATCCGACCTGACGTTTGGATGTACCCCACTAAAGCCTCTTTCTCTATTAGTGGTGAAGTAATCGAACCAGACCAACCATTTTCTTGGCGTATTTTTGGAGCAGCCCCTAAAGTGGGTGCATTTCTCTCAGTAGATGGGGGAGCTTGGCTGGAAGCTGGAAGTACGGATAATCATGGGAATTCTTTTGCTATTACTATCGGCAGAGAATCCGGTGTATCTGACTACCACTATCGGTTCGATGAAGAGGTTTTCGGACCTTACACTGTTGAGTTTAAAACCTAATAGGTGAGATATGGCATGGTATGAGAAGTTGCTAGACGTGGGACGAGATGTTGCTCCCACCGTAGCTGGTGGGGCAGCTACTGCTCTTAGTGGTGGCAATATCGCCCTAGGAAGCGTCGTAAGCTCGATCATGAGTAAGGTGCTAGGTAGGCCCGTACAAGACCTTGAAGAGGCTTCTCAGACAATCCTAGGCGATCCTAGCCTTACTATGGAGTATAGGTCGAGGATGAGGGACGCTGAGATAAAGGAATTGGAGATTAGGACTAAGGATGTACAGGATGCTAGAGGATTGATTAAGTCTAGTAAAGGTCCTGTGATTATCTCTGGTATCATTGTTACTGCGTTCACCCTTCTTCTTTTGCTCGTTATGTTCGTCGCTATTCCTCCGGCTAGTCAAGCTGTAGCCTACCTTTTAATGGGTACCCTTGCTGCTGAGTTTACACGAACAACCACTTTCTGGCTTGGATCAAGTTTGTCTAGTAAAGAGAAAGATACAACTATCTCTAGGTTTGCTAGCGCTGCTGAAAGAGATCAAGCCGTAAGGAGAGAGAATGAAAATCGACAAAAGTAGAATGGTTGGTCCTAAGAATGTAGCCCTTACTCAAGGGCTCTTCTTGGAGATTGGGTACAACCCAGAACAAGCAATGTACACTCTTAAGGATTGGGACTGGAACTATGAGGGTGTTACTTACCCGTCCCTTAAACGGCTCTATTTGGAGCATGAGGACGTTGTAGAGTATGACTTTGCATGTACCTACCTCCTGGGTTGGAATCACTGGCAGAGGCTTTGTAAGAACAAAATCCTTCGGAAGCATATTGATGAGTGGCGATTTGAGTTAGAGCTTAAGCTTAGATCAGCAGCCCTCAAGAACATTGTTGATATGACTGCTGATGAGAAAGGATTCCAAGCTGCTAAGTATATCGCCAATAAGGAGTGGGAAAAGAATGGTGTGGGTCGTCCTAAGAAGGATACCTCAGAGCATGATGCTAAGGTGGAGGCTCATATCAATAAAGAATTTGAAGACGATGTTAAGCGCTTGAGAACTCAGTTCGGAGACTAATATGGAAGATTGGCAGATTAGTGCTTATAAGCGCTTAGAGAAGATGCCACAAGATGCCAAGGATGTTAGGGAGAGAGCTCTAAGTGATTTGTACTTCTTTGCCAGCTTGGTCAATCCCGGCTACATGTACGGAGAAATTCACAAGGAGCTCTTCAGGTGGATGCAAGACTATAGCTTGTTTGGGCAAGGAGGCTCATTCACAGCCAACAAACTTATCATGCTTCCTCGTGCCCACCTTAAGTCTCATATGGTTGCTACGTGGTGTGCATGGATTGTCACCAGACATCCCGAGGTTACTATTCTCTACATCTCTGCAACAGCAGAACTAGCAGAGACTCAGCTATATGCTGTCAAGAATATCCTTGGTTCTACTAAATATCGAAGATACTTCCCCGAGTATATAAACCCCCAAGAGGGTAAGCGTGAGAAGTGGGCTACAACCAAGATGAGTGTAGACCATGTCAAGCGTAAAGAAGAGGCGGTTCGTGACGCTACTATTGCCACTGCTGGCCTAACCACTAACACTACAGGTTGGCATGCTGACATTGTTGTGGCCGATGACCTTGTTGTGCCTGAGAATGCGTACACCGAGGAAGGGCGAGAGAACGTCTCTAAGAAGGCTTCTCAGTTCACCTCTATCCGTAATGCTGGTGGCTTTACAATGGCTTGTGGTACTCGTTACCATCCTTCTGACATCTACGCTGTCTGGAAGAAGCAAGAGTATGATGTATACAACGAAGAGATGGAGGTCATTGACAAGCACCCCGTCTGGGAAGTTAAGGAGTTTGCTGTAGAGTCAGATGGTATATTCGTATGGCCTAGGCGGGTAAGACCGAAGGACAACAAGGCTTACGGGTTCAATCCCCCCACCCTCTCACGTATCAAGGCAGAGTATTCAGACAGGGTTCAGTTCTACGCCCAGTATTACAACGATCCTAATGACCCCTCTTCTCAGCGTATAACTTATGACAAGTTCCAGTACGCAGACAGAAAGTGGCTAAGGAGAGATGGTGGTACTTGGTACTTCAAGGATAAGAGGTTGAATGTCTACGCTGCTGTGGACTTTGCCTTTGCTCTCACTAAGAAAGCTGACTTCACGGCTATTGTGGTTATTGGTATTGACTCAGATAACAATATCTACGTCATGGATATTGATCGTTTTAAGTCGGACAAGACTATTGACTACTTCAAGCGTATTGCTCACCTTCACTCCAAGTGGCACTTCAAGAAGCTGAGGGCTGAGGTTACAGTAGCTCAGCAGGTTATTGTGAACGATATTAAAGACTTCATCAAGTCTGAGGGTATGAGTGTATCTGTTGATGAGTATCGTCCTAGTAAGCAAGAGGGTGCTAAAGAAGAACGTATTGCAGCAGCCCTTGAACACAGATATGACAACCTACAGATGTGGCACTTCGAAGGGGGCTATACCCCTGTGCTAGAGGAAGAGCTCATACAAGCTCGCCCAGCCCACGATGATGTTAAGGATGCCCTAGCCTCTGCTGTGGGTATTGCTATTCGTCCTAAGGGCCGTAAGGCAGCAGATGACGTATTCAATCCGTTTGATACCAAGGTTCCCACTCATTCTCGCTTCGGCGGAGTTAGTTTTAAGTAAAGGATAAATTATGGCCGGTAAGAAACCAGTAGTAGAGTTGCAGAGTGCGTTCGCACAAGATGACCCTGCTTCTTTCATTGCCCATACTTGGGATAAGTATAACATGCAACGGGGTGGCAAACTTGAAGAGTGGTTGGAACTACGTAACTATGTCTTCGCTACCGACACCTCGACCACTAGTAATTCCACCCTACCTTGGAAGAACTCAACAACTCTTCCTAAGCTTTGTCAGATTCGTGACAACCTGTATTCAAATTATCTGAGTGCCCTCTTTCCTAACGATTCATGGCTTCGTTGGGTAGGCTTCTCAAAAGAAGATTCAGTTAAACAGAAAGCACAAGCCATCCAGTCGTATATGGCTAGTAAGGCCAGAGAGTCTCACTTCCGTACAGAGATGGGCAAAGTCTTGTATGACTACATCGACTATGGCAATGCTTTCGCAACCGTAGACTTCGAGTCAACCTACAAGGAGATGCCTGATGGATCTCGTGTTACCTCTTATGTTGGCCCTCGCCTTTACCGTATCAGTCCTTTGGATATTGTCTTCAACCCCTTAGCCTCAAGCTTTGAGGACACCTTTAAGATTGTACGCTCTGTAAAGACCATAGGAGAGCTCAAGAGGATCGCTCAAGAGAACCCTGAGGAATCCTATTGGTTGGATGCTTTGGAGCGTAGAGAGAAGCTTAAGCGCCTTGGTGGAGGCTATTCCTACGAGGACTTCCAGAAGTCTGTAGGATATGCTGTCGATGGTTTTGGTTCTCTTAAGGAATACTATGAGTCAGACTACGTAGAGATTCTTACTTTCTACGGAGATTACCATGACCCGTCAACTGGTGAACTAACCACTAAGCAGAAGATTACTGTTGTTGATCGTGCTTGTACTGTACAGCAAGAAGACATTCCTAATTGGTTTGGGACAGCACCTATCTACCATGTAGGGTGGCGTTTCCGTCCAGACAATCTCTGGGCTATGGGTCCTCTTGATAACTTGGTGGGTATGCAATATCGTATTGACCACCTAGAGAACCTCAAAGCTGACGCTATGGACTTAACAGTTCATCCGCCCCTGAAGATTATTGGAGAGGTAGAAGAATTTGATTGGGGACCCAACACTCAGATTCATATTGATGAGGGTGGTGATGTGCAAGAGATGGGCCAGAATCTGAATGGTATTATCACTGCTAACAACGAGATTCAAATCCTTGAAGATCGTATGGAGGCATATGCTGGTGCTCCTAGGGAAGCTATGGGTATCCGCACACCCGGTGAGAAGACTGCATTCGAAGTACAGAGCCTTCAGAACGCCGCTGGAAGATTGTTCCAAGAGAAGATCACATCCTTTGAGATTGAACTTCTAGAGCGCTCTCTGAACGGTATGCTTGAGATTGCTCGTAGACAACTTGAGGGTTCTGATATTATTCGTGTTGCTGACCAAGACCTTGGTATTGACACCTTCCTCACCGTTACGAAAGAAGACATTACTGCGAATGGTAAGCTTCGTCCTATCGGAGCTAGACACTTCGCTAAACAGGCTCAAGACCTTCAGAATGTTGTAGGCATCTTCAACTCACCTATTGGTCAGATGATTGCTCCACATACTTCTGGTAAGGTTATGAGCCAGTTCGTAGAGGATGTTCTTGGCCTCTCTGGTTGGGATATGTTCAGACCTAACGTAGCTATCGCTGAGCAAGCAGAGACCCAAGGTCTTATGAACCAAGCAGGTGAGGACGTGGATACTGCTGCTAGTACTCCAGCAGAAGGGAGTTTCTAATGAAGCTAGGATGGATTCCGGGACGCATGGATGCTGACCGTAAGTCAGAGATTAGGCAGTCTTTTAAGGCTGCCCTAGTTATGCGTAAGCGCCTAATGGAAATACTTGAACGCAAGATGGAAGAGTCTTGGAACAAGTCTATGGGTGAAGCAGGTTTTGAAAGACCCAATTGGGCGCTAGAACAAGCTTACGCAAGAGGATATGAAGAGGCGCTCAAGGAAATAAAAAGTCTTCTTAAAGACTAGAAATTCAAAAAGTCGTATGCTTTTTTCTAAAAAATAGGTATATACTCATACAAGAGTAGATTATATGAAGAGTAGTGATTACGTAGGAATAGTAGTTACGTTAGTAACAGTCACTCTTCAATATATACTACTTCTAAATAATTTTAAGGAGAACTGAATGACCGACCAGTCTTCAGGTTCAGTATTTGATGAACCGGCTACCCAGCCACAAGAATCTACAACTGAGCAGACTCAAGAACAAGAGACTACTCAGACTACGCAGCAACCTAACGCTCAATCTGATAATCTGTGGGCAGACCAGCTTGCGTCTATCAAGAATGAGAGCGGTGAGTCAAAATATAAGGATGTTCCTACTGCGCTAGATGCTTTGAAACATTCGCAAGAGTATATCCCAGCTTTGAAGAGTGAGAATGAAACTCTCAAACAGGAAATTGAGCAACTTCGTCAAAAAGCACAGAGGGCAGAAGAATTGGAACAGACTATTGATCGACTCGGCCAGCAACAGGAACCCAAAGAGGAACAACAAACCTCACAGGGATTGACTGCTGAGCAACTACAGGATTTGCTGGAACAGAAACTTTCTGAGCGTGAGAAGGCACAAGCTGCCCAACAGAACTCTCAGCAAGTTGAACAGGCTATCCGTCAAGCCTATGGCGAGAAAGCTTCAGATGTTGTAGCCCAAAAAGCTAAGGAATACGGCATGACTGCTGAACAACTTGGTCAATGGGCAGCGAATAGCCCGAAAGCCGTTATGGCTTTGTTCGAGATTAAATCCTCCGCTCAAGGAGGGAAATCATCCCCTAGCTCAAGCGTTAATATCCCGCCTGTCACAACCAAAGATGAAGAAGAGCTTCCAAAACCTAAACGCTCTCTCCTTGGTGGTGCTTCTTCGAAAGATCAAGCCGAGTATATGGCTGCTTTGAAGAGACGGACTAATAAGCGCTTGGGCATCGAAGATTAAGGAAAATATAGATGCAACTTACTACTAATACCCGAGCTTTTATTGAAGCCGAACAGTATTCGGACTTCATCTTGGAGAACTTGCACGACGGTCTCCTGCCTGAATCCTTTTACCGAAATGTTTCTGACTTCGGTTCTGGCGATACCCTCCACATCAAGACCGTGGGTTCTGTGGCTATTCAAGAAGCCGCTGAAGATACCCCGCTGTTCTACTCTCCGATTGAAACCGGTGAAGTTACCCTTCAGATGACTGACTACATCGGCGATGCGTGGGCCGTGACTGATGACCTGCGTGAAGACGGTACCAACATCGACCTGCTGATGGCCCAGCGTGTTGCTGAGTCTACCCGTGCAATTCAAGAGAACTTCGAGACTCGTTTCCTTGAGGTGGCTAACGGAGGTCAGGTTGCTAATGACCCGAACGTCATCAATGGCTTTGCCCATCGTATTGCCTCTGCTGAGACCAACAACGTCTTCTCTCTGTCTCACCTGATTGCTATGCGTATTGCTTTCGATAAAGCTAACGTACCTGCTGAAGGTCGTGTCGGTATCGTTGATCCGGTCGCTGAAGCAACCCTTAACGGTCTCGTAACCATCTCCAATGATGTTACTCCGTTTGCTCAGAACATTATCGAAGACGGCATGGCTCGTGGTCAGCGCTTCATCATGTCTCTGTATGGCTTCGACATTCTGACCTCTAACCGTCTGCCCAAGGGTTCCTTCGGTGACGGCACTACTACTGTTGCTGATGGCGTAGCCAACATCTTCATGTGTGTGCAGGATGACCAGACTAAGCCGGTTATGGCTGCATGGCGTCGTATGCCTAAGTCAGAGGGTGAGCGTAACAAGGACCGTGCTCGTGATGAGTTCGTTGTCCGTGCTCGTTGGGGTATGGGTGTACAGCGTACTGACACCCTTGGTGTTATCATCACCTCAGCCTCTAACTACTAATAGGAGATTAACATGGCTTACGAAACTTCAGCCTTTGGCAACGCCAACGGTACTAACGTAACTAGCGATGTGAGCACTCATTTCGGTGCTCGTGAGATTGGAAACGCAGAAGGTGTCTACCCTGCTAAAGGTGTTGAGACCGAAGCTGCTATGAACTTTGATGGGGATACCATTGATCTTCCGGTCTATCTCCCTGCTGGTTCTTATGTCATCAATGTCGTTACCGACTTTGCAGAAGGCTCAGTGACCACCGCTACTGTTGGTGGAGACGATGTCTCTACTGCTGACGGTACTGAAGCAACTGCTGTTGGCCCGGTTGGTGGCGAACTCGTCATCGAAGGCCCGACTGCTGGTACTGTTCTGGTCTACTATCGCCACATCGCTTAATGGACGAACACCCCACGCCTCTCGACAGCACTAGTCCAACCAACTTAGGACCAAGACTGGAAGCGCACCTTGGGGTGTGTTTTAACACGACCCTCGCCTCTTAGCTTAGCTTACGTGAGGGTTCTTATATAAGGGCTGGGTCGGGAATTCCGGCTTCAGCCCTTTTTTATTGGATGGAGATAAATTATGGCTGTAGAGCACAGGAATATTCCTGAAGATGGGTTGCATGAACCCAAGGGGATAAGCAATGCTGCTGTCCACAGGGTTTATACAGCGGATGGTGCAGGTAGTGGTAACTGGTCTCTAGTAGATGCTGATAGCATGCAGGGTATTATTAGCAACACTACTAACAGCGGAGAATATTTAAAGACAGACGGGTCTGGTGGGGTACAGTCTTCAGCATCAGTTCCTTGGGGAGAGGTAACCAATATCCCAACGGAATTCTCGCCAGTACCGGATGAAGTTATAACTATAGTCGCTAGTAAAGCTGAGATTGCTGCTCTAACAGAGATTGCGGACCCAACCACAGCAACAGCAGAAGATGTTGCAAACAAAGTTAACGCAGTTATCCAAGCTCTCCAAGCGGGGGTTTAATATGAAAGCTACTCTCCTAGAGATTTGTCAAGAAATCCTTTCAGACATGGATAGTGACGAAGTCAACTCCATCTCCGACACTATTGAGTCTGAACAAGTAGCCACTATTGTACGCTCTACTTTCTTCTCGATGATGGCTAATAGAGACTGGCCTCATCTGAAGAAGGCTATCCAGATTAATCCTTTTAGTGATACAACCTACCCTACTCATATGAAGGTCCAAGACTCTATCAAGCGTCTTATCTTCCTCAACTACAACTGCGCCAAGGTAGGAGAGTCCCGTAAGTTCTACCAAGAAATGAAGTGGAGGGAGCCTGAAGACTTCCTGAAGCTTACTAACGCTCAGAACACAGACCAGAATGTGGTTGATATAATCATCGACCCAAGTGGTATTGAGTTGATGATCCGTAACGATAGGAACCCTACCTACTTCACTTCATTCGATGACGAGGTTCTTGTATTCAATGCTTACAACAAAGAGCTTGAAGACACTCTCCAAAATAGCAAAGTCCAAGCACAAGCCTATGTCACACCGGGTTGGTCACACACTGATACACACGTACCGGACCTGCCTGAAGAGGCTTTCCCTGCCCTTGTAGAAGAGGCTAAGAGCAGGTGTATGTTCCGTCTTAAACAGATGGAAGATGTCAAGGCAGAGCAAGAATCTCGCAGACAACAACGTTGGCTTGCTCAGAACAGTTGGCGGGTGAAGGGTGGTATCCGCTATCCCAATTATGGGAGAGGAACAGCCAAATATCGTAGGGACCCAACATTTGAAAGGAATGATTAAGCATGGAATATCGGGGATATAAGATTGAAGGTGATGGCACATTCGGGATGAAGCTCATCAAACCTCTTGGCCGAGGAACAGTGCCTAAACCCTTGAGGGGACAGTACACAGGCTATAGGGAAGCTAAAGAAGCTATTGACTCCTATGAGTCTACTAAAGTGAAGGGGCAGAAAAATGGCGAGGCAAAAACAACCGATTGAGGTTAATACGTTCGTACGCGGACTTATTACTGAAGCCAGCCCTTTGACCTTTCCCGACAATGCCTCTCTTGACGAAGATAATTTTGTGCTCAAGAGGGATGGTAGTCGGGAACGTCGCTTGGGCATCAACTATGAAACAGGCTTCCAGAAGATTAATACTGGAATCAACAACATTGAGTCTGGGGAACTAGCTCTTTCTACGTTTACTTGGAAGAATGCTGGGGGACTTGCTTCTAAGAACATAGTGGTGGTTCAGATTGGTCAGCGTCTAGACTTTTTTGATGTGGATATAAGCCCCCTTTCATCCGGGAGAATTCATACTGAAATTTTCTCTGATGCTGATGAAGAACAAATCTTCTCATATACAGTTGTAGATGGTATTCTTGTTGTTGTCACAGGCCAGAAGCTTGTACAAGTGCTTGAGTATGATAACGGAAATATTACCCTAAGCAGCAAGATTATCAAAATCAGAGACCAGTTTGGAGTAGAAGATAGTTTCTCTGGAAGCGATCTAACTGAGGGGGTTGAGGTTACTCTTCGCCCGACATCTCTTAGTCAAGCGCACAGATATAATCTTCGTAACCAAACTTGGGGTCTCCCCAGAGAGAGGGACGGGGGCAGCAGGGATATTATTGACCCCATCTCAAGATTCAACACGGTTGTTGGGAAGTTCCCGTCTAATGCTGATAATGTGAACTATGCGCTCTACCCCAATGCTAATGATGGGGATAACAGGACTGGCGATCAGTTCTACCCGGAAGATTTGAAAAGCAACCCTCCGGGAACTTTCTTAGCTCCACAAGGGTTCTTCATCATAGACGCTCTTGAGCGAGGCAATAGCCGCATTTTAGAGGCTGCTCAGCTTTACTCTCAGAATCCAGAACTTGCCTACGCTATCAATGATCTCCCCACCGACAAGACACCCGGAGGCGCCACTTGTGTGTCTGAATACGCAGGAAGGGTTTGGTATGGAGGATTCTCTGGTCAAATAATTGATGGGGATAACAGAAGCCCTAAGCTCTCTTCCTATGTATTCTATAGTCAGTTAGTACAAAGTCCTTCAAATATTGGCGCTTGTTATCAGGAAGGCGACCCTACCTCTAAAGAGGCTCCCGACCTTGTTGATACCGATGGGGGATACATTCGGGTAGATGGTGCTTACAACATCCAAAGGTTGGTTAACGTAGGTTCAGGTCTAATTGTTCTGGCAGAGAACGGAACATGGATGATTACAGGTGGGAGTGACTACGGATTCACTGCTACTAACAACATGCGTCGTAAGCTGTCTGAGTATGGTGCTGACTCGCCGGGTTCTGTTGTTGTTGTAGATAACACTATCCTTTTTTGGGCAGATGACGCCATCTATCAAATCTCCCCTGATCAGTTTGGAGACTATCAAGCTAAGAATCTCACTCAAACCACTATTCAAACCTTCTATGATAGTATTGATCCTATAGACAAGCTCTATGCACAAGGTTCTTACGACAGCTATGATAGAAAGGTTAGGTGGGTTTACCAGAATAGGCTGCAAACACAAGAGCCTAGTAGGGAACTTATCCTTGACCTAACTCTTGGAGCCTTCTACACCTCAACTATTGGTCAAGTGGGATCGTCCTCCTACCCTAAGGTGGCGTCCCCTGTAGAAATCTCCCCTTACAGATTAACTTCTTTGCAGAACTCTGTTGTATACGAAGGCGATGAAGTAGTCTACAAGGGGGAGCTTGTCACACAAGAGCAGCCTCTTAGGGGTCAGGGTACAAAAGAGATTGCTTACCTCACTGTGACAGACCTAGCTCCCTTGCAATATACCTTTTCTCTGTATAGGGATTTGGAGTTCAAAGACTGGGTGTCAGAAGACGGGGTGGGTGTTGATGCTGAAGCCTACTTGGTTACAGGGTATTTATCTGGTGGAGACTTCTTGAGAAGCAAGCAGGTTCCTTATATTATGTTCCACCTCACAAGGACTGAGGATGGGTTTATGGATGATGGAACTGGTAACTTGTTCCCCACTAATCAATCTTCTTGTAAGGTCCAAGCTCAATGGGAGTGGACTAACTCGGCTAATAGTAATCGGTGGGGTAAGGAGTTTGAGGCATATAGATATAGACGCCTCTACAGCCCATCCGGCCCGGCAGATGAGTTTGACAACGGGCACGAGGTTATTTCCACCAAGAATAAACTGAGAGGGCATGGGAAAGTCTTGTCTTTGAAGATGAAGACAGCCCCCGAGAAGGATTGTAAACTTCTAGGGTGGTCTATGCTCGTAGGGGTGACAGCCAATGTCTAACCACAGGGTACTCTATAAAGATGAGAACTTTAATGCAGTGCTGGAAGAGAAAGATTCAATTCTCTTCCTTCATTGCGAGGTTGACAATTTCTCTAAATCTGTATTTAAGCAGATGCAGGTGGTGTTAGAAGAAATAAAAGTTGCTTGCTTGTCTTACGGGTGGGAAGAATTATTTTCCTACACACCCAACCCCAAGTTTGGTAAGATGTTGGGTGGTGAGAAAATAGATGAATTTGAATATATGAATAAACACTATGAGGTGTTGAGATGGGAATTGTAGCTGCTGCTGCTCTCGCTGTTACAGCGGTGAGCGCATATAGACAATATCAATCTGCACAAGATGCTGCTGATGCTAGGGAAGAGGCCCAAGATATTAGTACAGCGCAGGGTACTAATAGACAGAATCAACAGCGTAGACAGCAAATTCGAGAAGAACGTATCCGTAGGGCGCGTATCCTCCAAGCTAGTCAAAACACAGGGGTTTCTGGTAGCTCTTCTCAATTAGGTGCTCTAGGCTCTCTTGGGACTCAGACAGCAGGCAACTTAGCCTTCATGTCTAGCGACACTAGAGCAGCTAGGGGTGTCGGACAAGCTAACCAACAGGCTCTGGATGCTAATACAAGAGGTTCTTTGTGGCAGGGTGTTGGTCAGCTTAGTGGCAGTGTCTTCAGAGCATCTGGGGGCTTCGGTGCCTTCCAACAGACTCCCTCTGACTCTGTGGGCACAGGACAACCTACAAACCTTATGGATGGGACCTTTACTTACTAAGGAATTTATATGGCTAGCCTTGACAAATTTACAGACACATCTGCTGCTTCTCTGGATGCCTTCCAGATTGAGGCTCCGATAGTACCAATCAATAATGAGAAGTCAAATAAAAACCTAGCGGCTTACACAGCAGCCTTGTCTGGCAATCCTGATTCAGTTGAGGCTATCTATCTCCAGACCGCTAGTGAACAAGATCAAACAGGTTCTTCTCAGACTTTTGAGCAAGTAAAGAAGAGAGCTAACGAGCAAGGTCTTACTAAGAATAGACAAGCTCTTATCAATGTCCTTACTGATCCCTCAATCACTGATGAACAGAAGAGATCAGCAGCCACTGCTGTACTTGATCAGACGAATGAGATGTATAACATTCGTAATGCTGTCTCTGAGGGAGCTCTTATTGATGATAGTGAAGACGAGACAGTAGAAGCTGAGTATCAGCGTGTCTCTCTTGCTAGCGCTATTGATGGGGTTAACCGAGAGAAGAAGAGAAGACAAGCTCTTCTTAACTCTGAGCTTGCTAAGTCTGATCCTTCTATCCTTAAGCAGGGCGTATACCTTGCTGAGATTCTACTTCCTTTTGCTGAAGCTGAGAACGTAGGCGCTGTCCTTAACAAAGCCAAGGGTGGGGATAAGGCTGCTCAGATTAAAGCTATTGCTCTTATGGGTGAGGGGAAGAAAGATTTGAGAGAGATTCTGTTCTCCCTCCCCCCTTCAGAGCGTGGAGCAGTAACTGAGCGTATCATTGACGCTATCAACTCATCTCCGGGTGTGGTGTTGACAGACGGTAATGATTATGCTCGTGCTGACCTACTTAAGACTGCTTTGGAACAGGGACATTACTCAGATGTACAACAGTGGGTAGACAATGCTGTTAGTCTCTTGGACATGACTGCGCTTGGTGGTGTTATCGGGAGAGGCATCAAAGCTTTGAGGGGTGCTAGAAGGGCTGAAGAAGCCGCTCAGGCAGGAAGAACAGATGGGATGGAAGGGGAGTTCATCCCCGGTGGAGAACGTGGCTCACAGCCCCCCTCTGGGGCTCCTCAGGTAGACTCTACTATTGAGGGCGAGGTAGTAGGTAGAAAGATTGATGCTGGACAACTCTCTCAAGAGAAAGCCAGCAAGGATTATGTACGCTCTGATGTACAACCTGTGTCTCTTGCTCAGAACTACAAAGATACTAATCCCTCTAAAGCTCGTGCAGCTAACAAAGCAGCAGCAGAGAGTGATGAGGTGGCAGAAGCTCTTTACGGTACTAACCGCACAGAAGCAGTGGCTGGTGACGAACTCCCTGAAATTGCTAAGACAGATGGCTCAGTTAATGCTAAGCCTTCTATGCCCAATCAGGGTCGCAGGAATACTCCACCTCCGCGTCCTAGGGTTATGGACTTCGCTGATAAGAATGGAGCTATCTACCTTACTGACGCAGAGAAAGCTTCAGCAGCCACCCGAGTAGTTAACGACTTCAACAATGCTGTTGGTCTTACTACACGTAAGGAAATGAATGCTCCCCGTGGTAATGAGATTAGTGGGGGTATCGATGTAGAAGTAACCTATGGGCCTAGGGATATGGGTTGGTCTTCTGGTCAAGATGCTGTGGATATGGTTAAGTGGAGTATGCGTCATTACGGGGTTAAGGACTCAGACCTCACCCTTATGCAGCGTGTAGGTAGTGAGTACAAGCCTGTTAAGGTTTCAGAAGCGCAAGAGGGCGGGGACTATCTAGTTAAAGTTAAGTACCCGTACAAGCTTAGTTCTTCTGATGTAGAGGACTGGGCAGACCTAGACGTATTTAATAACTTCTTTGATCGTATTCCTCACATGAGTGGAGCTAGTGGTGGTAGCTTTCAGCGTCATATTGTTGATGCTCATTCTATGCTACACCCGAACATTACTCTTGGTGCTAACGTAGCTGTAGATAAGGCTGCTGCTCTTGAAAAGATTCTGCTTGAACAGACTCAAGAGTTTGCTAAGCCCTATGGCAAGCTCAAGAAAGGTCGTCAACAAATCCTTGAGCAGAAGATTAAGCAGATGAACTATGAAGGGAAGTTTCCTTCTAAAGCTGAGATGCGTGCTGAGGGGATGACTGATGAGGAAATTAATATCCTCCGTGCTTGGAGAGATACTTGGGACACTATGTACTGGTTGGAGAACACAGACCTAGTTAAGTCTCTTCGTAACAGGGGGTATGGAGTAGTTGAAGATAGCGCTACTGACACTCGTTTGTTTGCTAAGAGTATGAGCAGGCAACAGGCAGGCTCTCATAAGAGAGTGTACGATTTGAATACAGGCCAGATGCGTAACCTTGATGAGGCTGAACTCAAGGCTCTGTATGAAAGTGGTGGGAGTGTTGTCAGGATGAGACAGCCTATGAGGGTTGGAGACGAAGCAGCCGAGTTCACAACTGTTTCTAATCGTCCTGATGGTTCTTACCTTCGTGGGCTGAGAGACGACGATACTGTTCTTAATTATCGTGAAGGTTACTACTCAGTCTACTATACTGATCCTCACTTCATTGTGAAGATTGAGAAGAATGCTGCTGGCGATGAACTCTACCGTAGAGCAGTTGCTACAGCAGGTACTCGTAAGGAAGCAGACCTCATGAGTAGACGTATGGCTGCCACAGATGGGGGCACATACGAAGTGAGGGGAGATGTTAAGAAGATTAGAGGCGACAGTGATCAGAACTGGGAACTACAGATGGCCTCAGGTCGCACAGCACAGAGAGTTCGTGGTGAGCGCTTAGAAGATGCTTCTTCTCCCATTACTGATCCTTCTCACAACAACATCATGGGTCCAGTAGACAGCTTGATTACCTCTGCTCGTAGCGTGTCTGCTCGTGTACCTATGAGAGACTATCTCGAGGCAACTAAGCAGAGAGCTATTGAGAAATATGGGGAGTTCTTCCCGAAGAATAAGTATGGACAGCCTGTCTTCCCCGACTCTTCTGGCGCTGTAACTTCTCCGGGTAAAGAGTTCTCTAGGAAGGTAGCAGATGCTCGTACAACTGTTGAGTACATTAAGTATCTAGAAGATGGTTACATCAACTCAATGGATGAGGGTATTAAGAGCGTCTTCAGCGCTATAGCAGATATTGCTGGTGCCAGAGGTATCTCTTCAGCAGAGAGGGTCGCAAGGGCTGGTTCAGAGATGAGAGGGCCCACTTCTGTAGGTCGTAATACTGCTTTTACTCTATACCTTGCTCTTAACCCTGCTAGGCAGATTATAATTCAGGCTCATCAGTCTGTGCAGTTGTTTGCCATTGCTCCTAAGTATGTGTCTACTAGGCTGGCTACTGATCTAGCAGCTTTGTTGCAGATGAAGGTTGGTGGTGAAGCTTGGGATTTGACAGCCAGAGCTACAGGACGTAGTAAAGAAGAGTTGAAGGATATGTGGCAAGCTTTCCAAGAGTCAGGACTATCTGCTTCAATTGATAAGCAGAACCTAGTCCGTGGTAGCTTGACAGAGTTGGCTGAGAACTCTCGTATTGCTGGAAGGAAGAACCCTATTGCTAGAGGTGTTGCTGTGTCTCGTAAGGCAGGGTTCGATACTGGTGAGGAAATCAACATGATGACCTCATGGCTTACTCATTACAATATGGCTGTTGCTAAGAAAGGTAAGAAGCTTGATCAGAGAGAGTTGGATGAGGTTACTGCTAGAGCTCGTGACTTCACCTACAATATGAACCGTGCTGGGGACATGCCTTACAACGAGAACTTCTTGGGGCTGGTATTCCAGTTCATGCAGGTCCCGCATAAAGCTATGTTGCAGATGCTGACCAATCGTAACTTAACCAAGACTCAGAAGTTTAAGTTGGCCACATTCAATGCCCTAGCTTATGGGGCACCTCCTGCGTCTGCTCTTTACCTGCTCCTCGAGCAAATCCTACCCGAAGATGGTGAGCTTCGTAGCGTGATTACTCAGGGTCTCGAAGGCTATATCTTCAACAAGGGGATGTCTCTTAGCTACGGGAAAGATGTGCAGGTAGACTTTAGTGGGCTAGCAGCTACAGACACTGCTGGTCTCTTTAAGTTCATTTCTAGCCTAGCTACTACTAATGCTGGTGAGATTGCTGCTGCAACCCCCGCTGGTGGTCTGTTGTTTGGTGGGAATGCTCGTCTTACTAACGTAGCGAAGGAAGCTTCTAGATTCTTCCACTTCACAGAAGACCCCGACCTCGACCCACCTACAGCATCTGAGCTTATAGAGGAGGTAGCTAAGCTTTCATCTGGCTACTCTAACTACTACAAGGCTCGTCAGGCAATGGAGTACGCTAAGAGGTACAATGCCTACGGTGGTGTTACAGACTCAACTGTAAACACTCCTGAAGCTGTTTGGAGGATCTTTGGCTTTGGTACTATTGACGAAAGGAATCGTTATTATGTCACAGGAAAAATGTATGAAAGTCGGAAAGAGTTCAAGTCTGATGTTCAGGCATGGTACAAAGAGCTGAAGCGTAGCTTGACCAAGGAAGGTGTTAAGCCAGAAGAGCTTGAGTGGAGTATGCGTGTTAACAACTCAATGATGGCTGCCTTCAAGGATAGTCCTAAGGCCAGAGAGATTGTTCTCCAACAGATGAAGTATGATGTTGAGAATGGGGATGTCAGTCTCTTTGATTCTATCAGACGCTCTATTGGTATCATGGACCGCAAGGAGCTAGAGGGTGTTATCAATGAGGCTCCTATGCCCGAAGAGAAGAAGCAGAAGCTTAGGGATACTCTCAACTACATCGACAGTTATAAGGACGAATAAATATGGCCGACTTTACATTGGCACAAATTGGGGGGCCTCAGGGCTCCCCTGTTCAAGCCCAGAGAGGTGTTCAAGAACCCTCTGCTGCTGCTACAACTGCTAGCCTCTTCTCAGGCTTGATTAATTCTTTTGCTCAGTCTCAGCCTAGCGCTGCTCAAGAAGCGCAGGCTCAGCGTCAGCAGCAGGTAAGTGTTGTAGGTTCTAGATTTGCTACTCAACAGCTTCAGATTGCTGATGCTGTAGACCAAGGGGGCCTTAGTTCACAGGAAGCTCGTATGCGTATGCGTGCCAACTACGCTTCTGCTGTGGCTAACAACCCCGAACTGGTTGATGAAATTACAAAGATTCACAAGGATATGATTGGCACCAAAGGACTTGGTGCTGTAGCAGCCGAGGGTACACAGAAGGAACAAGCCTTCAATGCTGCTATGACGCAGGCTACTAAGGATGGGTGGGTCACTTCTAGTATGAGCCAACAGCAGGCTGCTGAGGCTACAGCTAACTGGCAAGAGTTCAATAGAGCTCAACAGCAGATTGATGCTGCTCAGAACCAGATTGCTCTACAGCGTGCTAACATTGGTCTCAAGTCTGACAGGGTTGGTTTGTCTACTGCCCAGATTAATAACCAGAATGCTCAGATTACTCTTGCTCAGAAGAAAGCAGAGATTAAATCTCAGCAAGCACTGGGGACTATGGGGGATGCTTACCTTCCTAAGTTTAGATCAGAGAGTCAACGGATTCTAGAGCAGGTCGAGACAGGCCAACTAGACCAGAAGGAGGCTCTTGATCTCCTAGATGGGCAATGGACCAGCCTACAAGGTATAACCGCTCAGGTGGGCTCTGAGGCAGGCTCAGGCTATGTCCAGAACCTGCTCTCTCCTATGCAGTCTGTCTACGAGAATACTCGTAAGCGTATCTTGGGTGAAGTGGATAAGGAAGTGTATGACGCTCAAGTGAATAATGCTGTAGCTAGGCAGTCAGCTATGCTCACAGGTGATCCTAAGATTGCCCAGATTGTAGCTACTAGCAAGCTCCTTCCTAATGTCACTTCTATTCAGAACTATGCTATTGACACGGTTGTGTCTAATATGCTAAGTAAGAATAGTAAGGATACAGGACCTGCTGCTAACTTGGTTGACCCTGAGGACGATAGACAATCTACCGACTACTTGAACATCTTGAAGAGTAATTTGAGGGGGGTTAATTCAGGAGGGGAGTTGGTAGGGGGGAAGGACGCAGAGAGAGAAGTAACTACCAACCTCAACAATGTGTTGAAAGGTATCTCTGCTTATTCAGGTGCTGTAGAAAGCCCTGAACAATATAACAAGTTGGTTGACTTTATTGCGTCTCCTGATTTCGGAGACTATGCGGCTGGTGGGGGTGTTAAACTTAATAGTGAAGCAGCTTCTAACGCTAAAGAAGTTCTACAACAACAATACGAAATGGCTGTGCTTCCTCTCATTGAAGAAGAGTGGAAGAACTCGAAGGTAACAACCTCTGTGCTTCCTACTTCTGGTGTGCTAGGTACTACCGGAACTGAAACTCAAGCAACTTCTCTTATTCAGCCGGTTTGGTCTGGCACAGGTGTATCCTTTGTGGCAAATGATAGAAGTAATACACGAGTTAACGCTAAGGTTACGAACCTTAACAAGAGTGTTGCTCCTGTCTTGAACCGTCTCATCCGCATGGGTGCTCACCTCCAAGGTACTAAAGATTACAAACAGATTTATGAGGCGAACTATGCAGGACTCTTTGGAGAGGACGAATCCGACAATGAATCTAACTGATAAAATCATCGCTGCTGTAGCGGTGTTAACCCTAGCTGGGGGTATAGCGATTAGTTATTCTACCAGTCAATCTAAACTTAATGAGAATGAACAAGCTATAAGTGCTATATGGACAAGTCTTGGGGATATGAAGGGAACCAATGAACGACTGACTAGGATGGAAGAGAAGATTAATCAACTCACGAAGTCCAATGAAAGAACGTTAGAGGTCTTTGAGAAACTAGCTAATAGCGTAGATAGACTATCAGTTAGTGTAGGCAGGTTAGATGAAAGGACTAAAGCTTTGGAAGGTCAGTAGATAAAAGAAAAGGGAGCCTAGCAATTAAGCTAGAGCTCCCTATTTTTATGTCTTACCAGTGGATCGTAATAAACCCATTCTTGGAGGTGAAGGAGTATCCATTCTCTTCCAACCTCTCTAGGGTTCTGGCGTTAACACTATAGCCAATAGTTACAGAGAACTCTCCGCTAGAGATAGCCTCCTTTATGTGGTCTCCTACTCTTTGTTCTGTAATGGTATCCTCTACCTCCCTGTTAAGTTCTGATTGTTCTCTAGCTTCATTAGCTGTCATGAAGGATTTAGGCATGGCACGCAAGACATTCTCCTTTAGATGCTTTAACACCTGCTTGACCTCTCTGGTAGTAGAGTGTAGGAAGGTTCTCATCTTCAATGAACTCTCTCATGATTTGAGAGATGTATTGTTCCTCTTCCTCCGCAGCAAAGAACAGATTAAGGCTCTGCGTCTGGCATAGTTGTGTTTGTCGTACAGAAGCCAAGCGGAGAATAGCAGCTTGGTCAATTTCAAATGCTGTCTTGAATACAAGCTTTTCCTCATCAGAGAGCCAACCGACATGCTGCACTGATCCGTAGTTGTCTCGGATGTCTTGGATTGTTTCACCAGAGTAGACACCTCTCTCTTTCATCAGGTTAAGAAGAACAGGGTTAATACGACTAACACCACCACCTGCTGTAGTTTGTGTGTAGACGTTCATAACCACAGGCTCAATCCCTTGACTTAGTCCCCCACACAAGAGACTGGTTGACATCGTCGGGGCAATGGCTGTACGGTGCGTATTCCTTACCCCGTACCCTACACACCACTCAGGCTCTCCAAGCTCTTGTGCGAGCTCCTGAGAGGCTTTGAGGGCATCTTTACCTATCTTCCTAAACATCTGGTTGTTAATGTTGTGCGCTTCAAAGGATTCGAAGGGAATCATATGCTCTTGTAGATAGGAGTGGAAGCCTAGAACACCAAGACCAAGAGCCCTGCCCTTGCGGGTAAACTCTACAGCCTTATCAAGGCCCTTCACCTTACTCCCTTTTTGGATGAAGTCTTCACATACGCAATCAAGGAACCGTGTAGCAACCTCAACAGCATCTGTGTCCTTCCATTCATCCCAGTAGTAAAGGTTCATAGAGGACAAGACACAAGTAAAGGTTAGTTCCTCTGACGAATGGAGAAGAATCTCTGTACAGAGGTTAGAGGCTTTAACATCAAGACCCAAGTCCTTGTACATCTGAGGACGATTCTCGTCTACTGTCCACTTCTTGAACACATATCCCTTACCAGTTACAGCCCTTACCTTCATCATCCTCTGGTAGCGCTTAACTGCGTCCTCATCTCCCTTGTCTAGTCTCTTCTTAAACTCCTTACTCCACACCCAACCAATATTTACATCGTCTGGGTAGTGGAAGAGGTAGTCTGCAACTTCGTAGAAGTCTTTTCCATCAATTGGATAGTATCCTGCCCAAGCACCTCTTCTGTTGTTTCCTTGGGTGATATCTCGGCTAAGCTGAACATAATCTTTGAGGACAGGTAGGACACCGCTTGCCTTACCACCGGATGAGATCTTGCTTCCTCTAGGTCGTATGTCTCCAAAGTATGAAGATGTTCCAAATCCGTTTTGAGTGAGGACAGCAGTTTCAACTTGTCCGTAGTAGAACTCATGGACACTGTCTCCTACATAGTTACCGGAGCAGCTAACAACCATTCCTTTGTCAGTGCCCATGTTAGAAAGGACAGGAGTAGCTGGACTGAGCCAGCCCTTCCACATTACGTCGAAGAATCTCTCAGCCCAGTAGTTAGGGTCGTTAGTGTATTGTGCAGCTGTGTACGCTACATTTGAATAACGCTCAAAGGGAGTCTCTCCTTCTTCTAGATACTTACTCTTAAGTAGTTGATACCCCCCTGTTGTATACCATTTAGGAAGAAGCCCCCCTTCCTGAAGCTCCTTCCTCTCTTTACTAAGTTCTTCGTATTCGTTAGTAAACTCTTCCACTATTACTCCTTACCATGTGAAGTTGGATTCTGTCCAGTCTCTGTTGTACTCTCGACCTTGGTTGTTGAACATGTCATTGAACTGGTAGTCGTTGATGTCGGAGTAAAACCAAGACGAAATCGGATTATAAGAAGGATTAAACACAGGCTGTATGCCGAGGTTGGCAAGGCACAGATCAAGACGAGACTGGACAAAGTTCTCCATCTGTGTCTGGGTAATGCCCTTAATCTTCCCATGCTCGAAGATCATCTCAATGATACGACATTCATGCTCGTATACAGTCATGGCTGTTTGGATAAGCTGGTCCTGTACCCCCCGTAGTTCACTCTGGGTGATAGCATTAGCCCTAATCATCTCATCTTGTAGAGTACGGTAGGCAGCAGCACCAGCCTCTGAGTGAAGATTCTCATCATTCACTGACATGTTGATACCAGACACAACATTCTTGATGAGATTCTTACCACCTGAGTTGAAGTGTTTCAAGAAAGCAAAGTTGGAGTAGAGGATTGCACCCTCTGTCATAGAGAAAGCGCCCACAGATAACAGAGGATGCTTGCTTCCAACAATTCCATCCAGAAAATCAACCCTACTGGCGAGCACAGGATCATCCTTGTACGCAAGGTAATGCTCTTCCGTATTGAGCATAAGTGCTTCGTCAACTTTGTTGTAGAAAGGTGCATGTACATTCAACTCCACATAGCCAAAGCAACTACCCATACGTACTAGGTCAGGACGAGGAAAGAACTTCTGGAAAGCCCCTGTCCAATACTCCTGACCAACAATCAGTTCATACTTAGTGAATAGTTTGAGAACGGTTTTAACCCCGTGCGCTTCCGCCGGGGTCATGTTAACCATAAGGTCTTGCACATCCTTACTCACTTCAAACTCTTCAGGATTCCACAAGACCTTACGTTGTTTAAGTTCGTAGTCTAGCGCCCATTGATAATCGAAGGTGTACGCTTCCTTCGGTGTGAGCATTTGGACCTTATTCTTCTTCAACCTTTGCCTCCATTTTCTCTTCTGCTTTCTGTAGACGCTCTACAACCTCATCCCCGTCCATATAGAACTCTCGACCATTGAGGATAGACTTAATCTCTTTCTTAGAGAAGAACGGACCAAGGATTCCCTTCATAACTTTCTTAGTACGGATATGGTGAGAGTCAGCAGCAGCTAGATTGTCATTAGGTTTACCAATATGACCACTCATACCATTATGTACAAGGAACTGTGAGTAGTCAGCAACCATGAATCCATGGCAAGAGAAGAAGATCATAGCTGCTGCACTAGCTACCTCTCCCTCAGCTACACCGATAACAGCACAAGGTGCTGACTTAATAGCCCCAATAATCTGAGTCATAGTGGAGACATACCCACCGGGGGAGTTGATATGTAGGTAGACAATATCTTCAGGCCCAGCAGTACGAAGCACCGTGAAGAAGTCGTAAAAGGGCTCAGCTTCCTCAATAGCGAAGTCTAGGTAGAAGTGGTGTTCCAACCCAAGGGGTTGAGCTACGTGGTGCATACCGTCAATAATTTTATCTTCAGCCATCAATCTTCTCCCAGTCTTCAAAACCTTTCAACCAAGTCTTACATTGTCCGCTTCGTACACAGTCATCAAGTGTGAAGTGAATTGTATGACAAGGCATATCTAGAGTCTCAACCATCTTAACCAGTTTAGCTAGACCACTGTTGTGGAACTTAGGGCTGGTCTGAGCTACGTCTCCACAGAGCACAACCTTACTGTATCTCCCTGTGCGGGTTAGGAATACTCTAAGCTGCTCGAAGGACATGTTCTGACACTCATCCACAATCACTAGAGAATCATGAAAGGTCAACCCTTGAATCATCTCTAGCGGATAGTAGTAGAGACGAGGATATTTACCCCCCTCCCAAGAAGTAAGCTGTCCCTTGCTTACCCCTAGCTCTTGGAAGTTCTGCTCAATAGGACGAATCCATGGCTCCATCTTCTCCCTTTCTGTTCCGGGGAGGAACCCATTTTTATCTGCAAAGCTCACATTAGGTCGAGTAATAACACATTTCTTACGTGGATCTTCCACCCACTCAATAGCTCTTTCAACTGCTCCGTAAGTCTTCCCTGTTCCAGCACTTCCGTAGGCAATAACCGGGAGCAAGTCCCGGTCTCGAAGCGCATTGTAGTACAGATCATGAGCTTTAGTCATTAAATATTCCTTAGGTCTTGAACAAACACCCCTTCCTTATGAGAGAGGCTCACCATCATATCAGTCCCCTTACCTCCGGGGAAGGCTACCACCCTATCGGGGTTAAAGGTCAACATCTCTACATTCCTTTTGTACCCCGCTGACTTCCCATATTTGTCCCACTTAGCTGGGACAAGGATCAAGTTCACTTTATTAAGGATAGCCCAATCTTTAGCAAAAGTATCGGCTCCCCTTGCTGCTCCTGAGATCACGCAGGTAGGTTGTAACTCGTCTAGCTCTCGATAGACAGCACCCCTGTCTTTATAATCTCTCCCTCCGCACACTAGAACTATCATACAGCGTTCACCATCCCAATTTAGAAGCTTCTTCTTGGATTTTTGATTCTGCTTTTTTCCTAAGGATCTCTTTTTTCCAATCCTCTTTTGTAAAAGGAATCTCCACTAAAGGGAGCCCGCAACATATCCCCAACTCAAAACTTTCATTGGAGAAATCATCTCCGCACTTTTGACAGGTAGTTTTAGTCTTCATACAGCATTCACCGTAAGTTGGTTACGCTCAAAGTGACCCCCATTGGTCTGCCATAGCGTTTGCTATTCCTTGGAAAGTTTTACTTCTCGCCGCCCTCCTTGCCTCCCCTTTTAACCTAGAGGTCTCCCAATACCACTTAGAGAATCTTTTCCCGGAAGAGGTGGTGACATATTCAACGTCAACCAAGGATGTGGGGGCAAGATTGGGCAGGTTTTTTAACCATAGGCATGTCTTTTTAGATGCACTGTCCCCAAACCAAAAGGGTTGTATAATTTGAGACGGTTTCTTTATTTCAGAAGAAATTGCCCCTACGGGGTTTTCTAAAGCTATCTTGGGTATGGGGGCGTTTAAAAGGCAGTTAACAAAAACTAATGCCTCTTCTCTGTCCTTCCACCGTTGCTCGTTTTTACTCCCATCTTTGTTATATAACCACCTAGCCCCCGTTGTGGTTAAATAAGTGCAGGGTGGATGTGCTATCATCAGGTCCCAGCCCTCGTTTAGAATCCCTAAAACATCTCCTTGAATGTGCCACTCGGGTTTTCCCCCCGAGGGGGGTTTAATATCTGAAGAAAAAGCCTCGTGACCCCTCTCCCGGAATGCCTTACACACCGCCTGGCTTTCTTCGCACGCGATTAATACCCTCATACCGCATTCACCGTCAGACTATTACGCTTATCCTTCGGATATTGGGTAAATCGAGTACGCCCCCAACCACCACATCCTTGACATTGATACTTGTGATACTTACCTACGTTAGTATAAGCATAACCTCGGAACTGTACATGGTCTCCACCACATTTCGGACATACCACCTTATCCTTCTCAGCGAGTACAGCAAGGTTGGGATGGTTAGTCATCCAAGGGCGTAGCTTAAAGTACACCTGCTCAAGTGTTTCTACGTCTTGAATGTTATACTTCTTCATCTCCCGCCAAGCAGCAGGGTTTCCTTTGATACATTCACTCCACAACTCAAAGCCGGGAAACTCCTTATGCTCTTCCTTCTCTTCTACTCCTAAGTAGTCTGCTAGGTAGGCCAAACTGTTCCTGTCGAACCTAAACTCACGCTTAGCAACCTTGAGTGTATCAATCTCTTTGATAGGGGACCAAGGCTTAATCCCATGGAGCACACATCTAGCACGAACGATAGGAATATCAAACCTACTCCCATTGTGTGCAATCACCATGTCTGCTGTGTCGAAGTAAGAGGCTAGCTGCTCACATAGAATCTCATCATTCTCATCCCGTGTCTCAGCGTAGGCTACCTTGTTACTACCTAGCCACTTTGCCGCATAGCTCATGATGTAGGTTGATGAGAGAGTTTGATTGAGCCCTACGTTAGTGTTCCAGAAGTTAAAGACGTAAGCCAATTTCGGAGCAGTTTCTAGGTCTACAACTAAGATTTTCATAGTTTCCCTCTCTTGTTAGCTTTTCTCATTAACCAGTATAGTTTTTCTTGCTCAGAGTAATTTTCATCTGAGACAGGCTGATTCCCTGTCTTCTTCTGGAGTTCCATAAAGTCTTTTATAATGGAAATCTGCGATACTTTTACAACCAATGCCCCAGAGAACTCTTCGCAAATCCTTCTCAAACGATTTCCGTTGCATTTCCACTCGAAGTAATCATTGTGATTCTCTCCTCGGCCCTTGATGTCCGTTAGTTTTCCTCCATACTGATCAATAAAAAGCTGAAGAGGTTCTCTTTCCCGCATGGTTATGCCGAAGTAGGGTTGGTATACATACTCCCTCTTGTACCTCCCCCGGGATTTTGATATGTAGAAGTATCCCTCCCCGTCAATCAGCCCCGATAGGTACCCTTTCGAAAAACTATCCACTTGTAAGTGCCTCCCAAGATATGGGGTAGATAGGCTCTACCACATTTGCTACCATTTGAGCTAGCTGTCTTATTTCTTTCTGTGCGTGATTATCAGAGCGTTGTTTATAGAACCTAGCGAATGCTGCTAGTGAACCAGTGATGTAATAGGAAGTGTACATTGACTGGGGGAGAATCATCCTAGCCTGTTCGGGGGCTACACCATCCACAACCATCTGCCTATACATCTCTTCAACAAACTCAAGGAGACGTGTGTAATACTCGTCATAGTATTCTTGTAGGCCCCTGTCTAGGTTCTCTCCACTTCCTTGCTTGATACTTTTATCTGGGCGAGACCTCCAAGCAACAGGCTCAAAGAACTCAGGATTTTCATCTACGTAACGCCTACTAACCTCATTACGTGTAAAGCCAACAATGTGTTTGAACTCTTGTCTGGCTACGAAGATGGGAACCGTGTATCGTAATGTAAGTTGCGGGTGGGTGAAGGGGCTGAAGTGCCCGTTCCTAGCCAAGAAAGAAATGAGTTTATCATTTTGCTCCTTTGAGTAGTTTGAAGCAATCTTATCGAACGAAACACGAGCAGAATCTGCCACTCGCTCGTCATTCCCCATGTGATCAATGTAATCAACTTTCAACGTTATACTCCAATTCAAGGAGAAGTTCTGCGTAATGGATAACTTTCTTCAAGTCCTCAGCACCATTCTTATCTCGATGACGAGTAGCATACTTGATGATGTTACCTTCTAAGTATCCAATACCGTTATGGTAGATGTACTCTACAGGCTGGATAGCACAATCTTTGTAATGACCACCACCTTCTTGTTTATTCAGTGCTGTCATCTTCTTCCTCCCGGTAACAAAGCTCACGCTTCACATACTCATAACCTTCCTTAGCCCCCATCTTCTTACGCATAGCTACTAGACGCTCAAAGACAATACGAATTAGTCCTTGATCTTTCTCAGAGAACTGTTCTAGATAGCCAACTAGGAAGTCATCTCCCTTATCTTCGTAGATGTTGAAGGCTGTAGCAACTCGGTTCCAAGTTCGGATACGTACGTTCTCAACGTCTTCGAATGTGGCATAGCCTTTATAGCTCATTTAGTTTCCTTTTCGTTATCCCGACGTTGGGCAGCAATGGCTCGTTCTTCATTTGACTTGCTAGTGTGGCACTCCCTACAAAGAACTTGAAGGTTGTCTTCTTCACAGAAGAGCCCCTCAATGAAGTTGTCCCAACTAGTGAACCCTTTCTCTGGGGGTACAATGGGGACAATATGATCAACAAATGTGTTCTTAACCTTCTTGCCACCCTCTCTTGTGGTAACAGGTACCTCTTGCTTACACTCAGCACATAGTCTGAACCCCCGTTTAGTTGTAGCTGCTCTGTCTACGTCTGTGATAGGGGCCCATCTACGTGTCCCCTGACGAAGAAGGGAGGTGATGAACGAGCGTTTCCTTGCTCTAGTCCAACGTCCTCCACAATGTTCTTTAGGTCCTGACGGACGGCCACCAGCCATACTATTCTCCTAAGCAATCCAGCGTACTGAGCCATATATACACACCTCAGCAACACCATTGTCACACTTGATAGTTGCCACCTCTTCGTCTACTAGTTCCAACACACCACCCCGATCTAGAAGGAATTTAATCTTGTCTCTAGCAATCTTGTTGTAGAACTGTTCAATCATAGTCTTATTGATTCTCTCGTCGTACATAGTCACACTCGGGGTTGGAACACTCATACCTAGCAATCTCTCCTTTTACACCTTTCTTATACGTTTCAAAGCTGTCGAAGAACAGCCTAGATGTACACCTAGGGCACCTGTCTGTGTACAGGAGGTACATATAGGATGGGGTTTCCTTCCTCATCGAGTTGCTGAACCATCCAGAGTAAGCTTGCCTGCTCCTGAAAATAATCAGCCCAAGAATCCCCAATCTTTTTTCTATATAACTCAGCCGTGGTTTCATAAAGTTCTTCCTCTGAGCCACAGTCTTTGAGGCTCTTGTATGCAAGTGCTTTACCACCACCGGGTAGTCCGGGTATGGTATCTGTTCCATCCCCCATAATCATCTGAGCGTAGAAGAACTTAAGACCTACACCTTTAAGACCACTCTTGGTGGGTTCATTAAGGTAGCCTAGCTCGTCTACTAACTCAGGACCAAACTCAGCTTGGAGTCCACACTCCCAGCCATAGTGGAGGCCCGGTACTATTCGTAAATCTTTGTCTCTGGAACAGATAACTGTGTCTTGTCCGCACCCAGAGAGAACTTGATGTATTGAAAGCAAATCGTCAGCTTCCATGCCCCAAGCAATACGGACTTTATACCTGCTTCGAAGGTAGGCTCGAAGGTTGTGATAATGGTAGGGCTTAGTGCTTGTTCGCTCTTTGTAAGGACGACTCTTAGCGACCTCAAACCTAAAGTTAGGTTTCCAAGGAAGAGCCTCTTCCCCTCTACGACTACGTTCTTTGTTGACACTTTTCAGTAACCTCTCATCACCAGTTAGGAAAATAAGAGGCCGTTCCGTGGCCTCAACAGCTTCACAAATCTCTAGGATTCGCTGGTCCAGTATCTCCTTTACGTCCTCGAAGTTCTTAGGAGCCTTCTCTCCTGTCTCTTCGTCTTTGTACTCACCAGCGAACCCACACTCATAGAGCAATATATCACCGTCGATGAGAGCTGTTGTCATCTCCCTCTTCCTTCATTGCTTGAAGACGTTCTTCATCGAGGATACAACGGTCAAGGGTGATGACATAGCTCTGTTTGATACCATCAGGCATGAACCAAATATACTCACCCTCTCCCGGAATGATGGAGATACTGTTGCAGTATCCCTTCATATCCTTGGACAAGCCATACTTCTTAAGCTTGCTAGCATCCTTGAGAATTACTGGATCACCAACATTAATCCCCATCTACATACTCCTGCCAAGCCTTCTCGGCTAGATTCTTTTTCAAGTTCTCCCGATACACCTCTCGAATACAGAAGTGGAAGAGAGGTAAACCTTTATGTGTAGTAGAGTAGTTCATATTAATCGTCCCACGGCATATCGTCATCGTCATCTCCAAGATCAGGTTGTTCATCACTCTCAGGTTCTTCAGGAGCTTCCTCAGGAGCTTTCTTAGCCTTACCCTTAGGCTTACTACTGCCTCCCTCTAGCGCCTCTTGTAGGGGGCTTCCTGCGTATTCTAGGTTGGCCTTAATTTTCTCTTGCAAGAAGTCAGGAAGGCTCAAGAATACTTCAAGGTCTGGCTCGTCCAAGACAAAAATCTTAGGTTCGTTAACAAGCTCAGGGGTTTTAGCTGCATCACGAGGACGCATAGCTGTTACATTATCAACAGCGTTGTTCTCGTTACCAGCGTTAGGCCCGTTCTTCACTTGATACGTAGTGAGAAGGACATTAGCAGGCAAGCCCAACAGCTGAGAGAAATCCCCTTCAAACTCTTCCTTAGGGTCGAGAGCCTTATACCGCTTAGTAGACTTGGCTAGGTCACTCTCCAAGTTACGGAAGGGCATAGTCTCACTAATCCAACGAGGCTTGTCCTCTAATTCATTACCCTCTTCGTCAGTCATGAACTCATCTACAAGCTCCCATGTCAGTTGGATAGTCTGACAGGGCGGTTTCTCTGTGCCCTTGTAGGGGCGCTGAGGTTGTACCCCTAGGTCAAGGATTTGTACCAGACGGGCAGGGTATGTACCCGGCTCTACTGGGTCTTGCTTCTTGAAGTTACTTCCGTTACCACCAGCTTTAGGTACTTTCTTCGCGTTCAAAGCCATATTATTTAGCCTCTTCGTTCAGTTTCTTTTGGACGGTACGTAACACCTGAGCTTTAGCTATATGATCTATCAGCTCTTTTTGCTTATCGACATACTCTTCCCAAGGTAAGTCAGCTATCTCTTCTACCAACTTCTCTTGCCTTGAGAGTTCAAAATCTACCCACTGTTTTGTAGACATGTCAGTGAATTTCAAACCAATTTCTCCCTATTTCCGCTTCCCCCGAGTGAGGACAAGCGATCTTGTAGAACTTACCAGCGTCTACGATACACTTCTCTGCTATACGGGCTACATCTTTAGCTATTTCCTCCCGACACTCGATAGTGTACTCATCATGATAGAAACAGACCACACCATAATCAACTCCGTATCTATACTTCTTAGCAAGTCTCTTGCATACAAGATTATAGGCCGCAGTCATCATGATTGCTTCATCAGATTGTAGGACATAAACCAGAATCTGATGTTCTGATTCAATATAGATAGGACGACCATCAAGACCAGTTACCCAGCCGTGGTAGTAATCCATCTTACCCCACTTGTTGAGACGCTTCTTAGCGTTACTTCTCCACTCCTTTGTCAGTTCATTAACCAATCTTTCAAAGCCCGCAGCCACCGATAGTAAGGCTTCTCGGATTCTAGCCCCAAGCTCAATGCTTGTGGAGCCGTAAGAACTAGCCAGCTTCTTGTCTGAGGCTCCGAACATGAAGGCATAGTTGAGGGTTTTTGCCATGTGATAAGACACGTCAAGCCCTGCAACTTCCTTAATTGCTCGTTGGTTAACGTGATGGATAGAGGTGCCGAGGTTCTTGTCTCCGTGAATGAGAGTCTCTGTAAAGAACGGATCACCAACTCTTGCGGCAAGCATTCGGTTCTGGCAACCTGCTGAGTCACAACCCACCAAGACATACCCGGGTTTGCAAGTGAAACAAGTACGCATTTGCTTGCCAAAGAACGCATCACCGCCGGGGACATTAACAATAGCGGCATGCTTCATCCTCCCGGTAGTTGCTATACCTGCTACACGAGCGCTAATCCTGCCATCAGGCCTGATTAGCTTAATCCATCCTTCTATTTGAGAGCGTCTGTGTCTACACTGGACACGCTTAGCAATCAATCTACCTACCCCACCCTCAATACCTACGAAAGGATCATCCCCGTGAAGCTTAGGGCTAGTATAGATTAGTTGACCGCCATCATCCTTGACAGGTTTACCCTTCTTATCCTTCTTAAAGTTCCATGTCTCAGGCTCCCACCCCTCTCTGAGAAGAAACTCTTTGGTCTCGTCATTGCTGTCTAAAGATACCAACCTAAAAGATATACGAGTAAAAGGGCCCACCACAGTTCTTTTATCAGGACCAATATCAGCAGCATCCATCCACTTAAGAACTTGCTGGGTGTAGGTTCGGTCTTTCTTGAAGGGCTTCTTGACAAAGCCATACTCCCCTTTGGTTTTAGTCTCTTCGACAACAACCTTAAGCGGTAGGTAGGGGTGAATAGCTCTGTCAATCCTATCCATCCAATGAGTTAGTAGACTGATTGACTTGTCCATATATTCTCTGTCTACTAACCAGCCATATTCCTCCTGCTTATGTAAGTTCTCGAAGAGTTTGAATGTAAGTTTGTGTGCGTTCTTCCAGCTCTGTCCCTGTACCTCCTTCATTAGTTCGAAGAATACTAGACAGTTGATACGGACATCCTCTGAACATCTGTGCAGCATGTCCTCATCGAACTCATCCCACTCATCATAGTCAGGCTTATCGACTCCTACTCTTACACCCCATGTGTAGAGAGAGTGTGTCTTGACAGCCTTAGCCCTATCCTTAGCGTGGATTGGTACAGGTCTATCAGGTTTCTGTAGCCTACTCATTACGAGAGTATCTACTACCTGCCCCTTATACTCAAATCCGTATAACTTCTTCAACGCTGGAAGATCATAACTAAGGATGTTGTGCCCAATGAGAACATCTGCTGATTGGAGTTCTGCAAGAAGTTCTTCTATCTGGTCTGGTCTAAACTTACATACGCTCTTTCCTTTAAGGTCGGAGACCACCCCACAATGTACCTTTGTTATCTCGTGGAGTAAGCCATCTGCCTCGATGTCAAAACATCTAACCTTCTTCACCATTCTACTAATTCATCGGCTTCTTGAATAGCTGCCGCTCTCTTCCCGAGAGCTCTCAATAATTGCCTCTTATTATCGTGAACAGCCGTGTTAGGAAACTTACTTCTCATCCTCTCGTAGTAATGATCGGGAGCATATTTTTGCTCTGGTGTCCCCTCTAGCATTAGGTTGTAGCGTTCAAAATAGAAGAAGTCTTTACCTTTTGTATACTCCCCATTACGATATGAGACTCGACTAGAGTTGAAAGGAAAACTCTCAACTACTTCATCACAACTTTTAGTGTGGAAAAGAAACTGAACAGGCTGCCCGGCAATCTCACACTCATATCCCTCGAATGGGGAATCTTCATATTTATTGCCAGAAATTGGTGTAAGCTCTACCATACCTAGAGCTTGCTCAACACTAATCTTTAAGTCAATCCGTTCTGCTTGTGTTACCCCTCCAAAGAAAAAGTCTAAGTCTTTAGCTTCCATACCCACAGTCCAGTCTCTTGGGGCACCGCCAGCTAATACAACATCTGGATAGAAGGACAACCTATCAAGGATTGAATCAGCGAGCCGCTTCTGCTCTTGAATCTCCATAGCGTTCTCTCATCTCCTGTTTGAATCGGTATGTGATGATCTCTATGTTCTTAATAGACTCATCAGTGATCTTCACAATATCCCTACGAGGGTAGCCACGAATGAAGTATAGGTAGAGGACGTTCTTATGAGCTACGTTAGCTTTCTGCTCAATGTGTTTTTCAATTTCAGCAGCAAACTTCTGCTCGTACCCATCCAAATCTACTGTCTCTTCAACCAACGGTTCTTCTTCGAGGATTGCCATACCCTGCTTCAATTCCACACGCTTGAAGTCGTATAAACATCTGCGCAAGATGCCATTAAACCATGTTGAGAACTGATTGAGATTGGGGTTGTAAGCATCCTTGTATGTGAGCGCCCTAGTAAAGGCTTCTTGAACAATGTCCTCAGCATTTTGTATAGAACCTGCTCTACGAGATAATTGGATTACTAGCCTGTCGAAGTTCTCTGTATAGAACTCTTCAATCATGTTCGTCCCTCGCTTCTACCCAGAAATCGAGTGCTGAATGGCATTCTCGCAACATGGAAAGGGATTTAGCGCAGTTAGTGAATTCCATGTACTTATGATAGGTAAATATATGCTCTGGATTATCTCTATAACGATACTTAAGTTCGAACATCATAACACCATCTCCGAAAATAATCCGTTCTTCCTGTTCCAGAACAGAGGTACACTACCTACCTCACCAAACTCCCTGTCATCCAGTAAGACTAGATGTCTGATGTTCCTTTCTTCTTCAGAGAGTTCCGGGTCTTTATTACCTTCAAGGCCAAACATATAATTACAAGAGCGACCCATAGCACGAGACCCGGCAAACTGGCTAGTAAGAATATGTCCCCCCCTGTCATGAGAAAGACCAGACTCAGGGTTACGAAGGTGGCAAAAGATAAAGATTGCAACGTCAAGGTCTTTTGCCATAGCTGCGAGCTCCTGTGCGATTTCCTGTAGCTTCGTGTTCGCATCAGCAGCATTCATCCCATTGGTTAGATTGGTGATAGGGTCAATGAAGATAGCTTTACAACCTTCATGTGCAGCAGCACGAATGTCAGCTTGAAGTGTCTCCCAACCCAAGTGCTGGTAGAGATTAACCATCCATAGCTTATCTCCAATTACCTCACCAGCTTGGTCATACGCTTTCTCATCAAACTCTACCTTTGGATCGTGGAAAATTTTTCCAGCAATTTTACCAGCAACCAGCTTGTAGGTTTTGGCATTGGCCTCTTCAGGCTTAGCCATGAGGACACGCCACCCATGAAACTGGATGAACCACGCACCAAGAGTATTAACTACCTCAGATTTCGTTATGTTCAGGCAGGGTCGCTAATCCTGCCCCGTTCTCTTATGAACTGCTGCATGTTCCCATGCAGACCAGACTATATCATCACTCTGACGAGTGCCGTGCGCTTCGGACCGCTTGGCCCTACTCCCTTGCGGGATAGTCGTTGCACGTTCTGTTGGTGTGCTTCTACGCCAAAAAGGGAGGAGCCCTTACCAGTTACGGGGTGGCTCCACACTTCCACATTTTACCCTCGCCACATCACTGTTTTGTGCCACCAAGGGCCCGACACTCTACAGCATTTCGCAGCTTGGGTGCTTCGCCTCACTCTTTAAAGGATGGCTGCCTCTAAGCCAACCTCCCAACAGCTTCGCTCAGGATTATCCGTTCTGGACTTCCCCTGAATTCACACGGTTTTACATGGGCTGCAACCAACCCATCTTCTGAGCAGCACCAAGGTAGTATGTCTCACCAGTACGAACACCACGAGTCAAGTCAGTGAGCTTCTTCCAAGGCCACGACACGCCCCACTTAGCCGGGGTCTTGGCAGCCTCGTGTAAATCCCTGCCATTGACTAGACTAGTGTTCTTAGGCTTACCAGCGTTGAATACAGCAGCAGCATGAGCAGCCTTAGCTCTCCCCTGCATCAAGCAGTCACCAGCATCTTTAAGGGGGAGAGTGATGACTGTTGCTTCTGGGAGAACCTTAAGGCCCTCTTCCACTGCCTTCTCACCAGCAGCATCATTATCAAAGCAGAAACTAACTTCCTTGAAGTGCTTCCTAATCTTGGGGGCAAGTCTAGCTAGGTCTCTACCTGCGCTAGAAGAACCGTGGGGGAGAGATACGACAGCAGGTATGTTGTCCCTATACTCCGTCTTAGTGTGCTTCTTAAGGCACGCTAGGAGGGCTGGTGCATCTAGCTCACCCTCAGTAATGATTAGGCGTCTAGCACCTGTTGCAATAGCTTGTTGCCAACCAAACAAATCTACATCTGATTGATCACCTACTGACCAGAACTTCTTATTCTCTACTAGCTTAACCTTGTAAGACTTGAGAGTTGTTCCTTCATAATAAGGAAAGTAGATGAACTTGATGGTTGTACCGTCTTCCTCGTTATACCCGAGCTTAATACCGTAGTAGTCCAAAGCCTCTCTATGCAGCTTTCTGTCACGAAGGTGGTCCACTGGATAGGTACTAATCTCATCTATCTCTGCTTGGATTTCCTCAGGGCTTTTCTTAATCCGTTTCTTAACTGGGAAGTCTTCTACGGATTGACCACCTAAAGGGTCTTTTACGAAGGAGTGACAGCTAAAGCAATAGCCTGTGATCTCCCCATCATCCTGTTCAAATACCTGTAGACCATCTCTAGTTCCGCATGAATGAGGAACCTTCATTACGCATTGGCCCATTACATCTCCTCGGCTAGTTTATTTAGCGCCTCCACAAATTCATAAAAATCATTGAGGTCTCCCACATACACTGTATCTTTGGGCTCGGCTTCCTCACTAATATAGAACTGACCACCACGCTCACAAAGGGTGAGCCAGTTGGGAAGAGGATAGTCTTTCATTTACTCTCCTTAGAAAACTGAACACACTTAACTATTGTATGCTCTTCTTTCTTATCTGTGTATTTTTCTAAGACTCTCATCTCTTTGAAAGGTAAACCAGAACAATTCTTATGAAGATGCTTGCATACTAGACACATCTCACCCTTTGGATGGTACATCATACCTCCTTAACAAAGACTCCTTGTTCATTAAGGTAGCCCTTACGGTCTTTGATAGAATCGTAGGCGTAGTCTACACATTCAGGGATAGTGAGACCGGACATATTAGCAATGAGGGTCATTACAACGTACATATCCCCAATAGCATCCTTAATCTCGTCTTTGTCTTTTGTGTCTACACCCTCACAAAGCTCATGAAACTCTTCTTCTAGCTTACCCAGTTGAGCTAGGCTAGTAGAGTTCTGTAGAATCTGTCGGTCACTAGCCCATTGCAAGATGAGTTTATCTTTCGGATAGCGCTGAGTAACTTCTTTCACCTGTACTTTCAAGTCCACATCCCCTCAATAAACATTTCTTTCTCTGCCAGCCTACGATTGGTTAGCCCCTGGACTTCTCGGAGACGTCCCATGTCACGAACTTTGTTCCACATGAGGAAGGCGTCTGCTGCTCCAAGGTAGTTACCCTCGTTAAGCCTCCGGCAAACTGTCGATCTCTCAAAGCCTGATATACCAATGTTAAAGCACAAGCTAACCAAAGCATCGTACTGACGCTGACTAAGAGCAACAGTAACGGAATTGTTAATAGCTTCAACGTAACGTTCCACATCTTGCCTAAAGAGTTCAAACATTTTCTCTTTAGTAATGACCATCCCCTCTTGTACATTGATTATATGTCCTATACCGATGGTCCAGATACCTTTGACATCTTGGTAGGCTACAAGTTCCTCTCCTTCCCAGTCACCGATGAAGTCCGCTCCCTCATCGCTGATCTGTAGCTCTACATATTTGTATATGCTCATACCTCATTTCCTCCGAAGCACACAACTTCAATCCTATCTAGAACACCTCTGTCAAAGTATTCCCTAGCTACCGTAGCAGCAATCAGGTTACACATCTTAGGGCTCTCTAGGTTCTGATACTTCTGGTAGACAATGGAACCATCAAGGAGCGTTAGGCCAAGCAATAGTGTGAAGATCATATCTATTCTCCATATGGACTAGTAAATACCTACTTTTTACAGAAACCCATACAACTTATTGAAGAGCTCGGAAAGCCCGTGCATAGTTCTCAAGGGTGGTGCCTTCGAGACCCGGTGCTGTATTCACTTCTAGAACAAAGGTTTGAGAGCGAGAGTTGTTATAGACAACGTCAGCAGCGCCAAAGTGAAGTCCCAGACTGGTGATCGCTTGGACTGCTTGATTGAGAACGTCTTGAGGAACGTCACCCAGAGCATCACCATTGCGAGCAAAGATAAACCCATTATCATTGTTACGAATCTTCCAGTTGACTTGTTCATCAGGCACATCCCGACGACGAGCCTTACGTTGTACGTCAATCACTTCCCCATTAAAAACATGTACTCGATACTCTTGTTTCTTGGGGACATAGACTGTGTAAAGGGGAGCATCTTCAGGCATGTAATGCCCCCTCTCTACAAGCTCAATCCCTTCACCACTGTGCCCGTTGAGAACATGGCGAACAACAATAGTACAGTCATTGTCCTCACTGTAAGTGGCTGCCATTTCCCAGTCCGTAAACCACTCAGGCTTACGACACTCAGCATTACGGAAAAACTGAAGCTTATCACTAGCCAACCGTACAGCATCAGGACGGTTGATAAGGGTACACTTAGCCACTTCCTCAGGTACAGTTGAAGCACCCCAGTTAATAACTGTCTTCTCGGGGCGTCCACGGAAACGTGAGTTACGGTGGGAGATACGACGAACATCAAGCTCACGAGCCAAGTCACGAGCAGAGTTAGAACCGGGCTTATACGGGTAAATAATCATTAGAAATCATCCTCAAAAGGTATGTGTCTTCTTGCTCTATCAAAAGCTTCCATTCTTCTAAACAAATCCCTTTGATATCTTTCTAGCGTCTCGGGGTCGAACGCTACACGTCCATCGGGGGGAAGTCCTCGTCCCAATTCCCATCCACTTCTATCCCCCCGATCTTCTTCTTTGGGACACGAGAGAGTTCCTCCCAATCACCTGCATACGCTACATCTTGAGCAATACGAGCTCCATCAATCAATGATTGCTCCCAATCATCAAAGGACATGAACTCATCAGCGTATTCCCCCAACACATTACGCATGAAGGCTTCACCACCACCTGCACTCATCTCCATAACAATTTCAGCAGGATGAGGGTGGGTCTTAGCTACTTCTCGGAGGTGTACAAGGATAGAAGCCCACTTATGGATCAAGTCAGGGTCTGTTGTACCACGCATAGCTCTGAACTCAAGGCTCCCATACTGAGCAAGAGACTTAACATTCATTGCTGCATAGCGTAGGTCATCCGAACTAAATACCCGTCGGAAATCTTTAGTCTCTGCTGCTGTAGACAACTGATCAATCAGATACTCAGCGTCTTTAGCCCGAAGACAGAACAGATTGCCTACTCGTGACTCCCCACAGAAAGCTGTTAGCAAATCCTCAAGGATAAAGTTGAGTGTGAAGAAATTATACAACTCCACAATGGATAGTTTCTGGCAGTTGATATGAACATGCACCCCACAACGCCCAGAATCAAGCACTGAGACGTTTTTCTTGCTCAGGTGGTGCCCTAGGTAGTCTAAAGCTTCTTTCGCCTTAGAAAGCTCTAGAGGCCGTTTAAAGACATACTCCAATGCTTCCCCTCTGAGACTCCCGTCATGTGTCACATTCCAGTATTCGTCAATGTGGGGAAGATTGTTGCCTTCAACCTCAACCTCGATGCCTACATCGCCCTCTGTGTTTCTTACTCTCATCCACTCGCGGACAGTCTTCATACTACCACTCCGTCCAACAGTTCTTGAAGATATTCAAACTTACGCTCAAGGACAGGATGGTTGTCTTGAAACTCACCAACTATACGTCCTCGATACTCAAGCTTGAACCCATTACCTCCATCAGCTATAGCAAACTTACGAGAGAAAGCTACAGATCGAATACGTTCTTGTTTGAAAGGATTCTTTCCTCCAAACTTACCCTTAGCTTGCTCAATTGTTGGATATACCCCTTCAAAGCAATCGGCTAGGGCTCTCGTATTCTCCCTGATAGCAGGATGAAGCCTCCCGGTGCCATGTACATAGATACGACTCATATCAATACCCTGCTTATATCGTCTAGCAGGTTGACGCATCAAGTAGAAGGCACCCATAGTACTATTGATATAACCAAGAGCAGGGGCAATGAAGCTAAGTTGTTCATCATCTTGATCAATAACAACTTCCTCACCATTCCTCAGTTTAACACAATGGAGTTTCAAATCCTCCCTAGCACCTATCACACGAATGGCTTGCCCCCCATAGGTAAGAATTGTCCCAGACAGCCTCATATCAGCGTCTCGGTGTGTGTCATAACGTGGCATTTTAAACCCCTCGAAAAT